TTCTATACTGCTAAAGAAATACAAAAAGAAAAATTAGAAATGTTTGTTCATATATTTAATTAAAGACTTGACATTTAACACAAATTGATTTATAATAACATATTATGATAAAAGCAAAAGAATATATCCACGATTTCATCCCAGAAAATATAATTCCAGATAAAAAAGGTAAAAATCTAAATGGTTTTAGATTTTATGATATTGAAGGTGTTTCCTATCCTAGTATCACCACCGTTCTCTCCGTTCAAAATCAAGAAGGTTTAATACAATGGAGAAAAAATGTTGGTGAACAAGCCGCAGATTGGGAAGCAAGAAGAGCCGCAATTAGAGGAAAACAATTACATACAATTGTTGAAAATCATTTAAATAATATAGACAATAGCACACAGGTTAAAAATGTGTTGCCTTTAGGACTATTCAGATTAATGAGACCTTATTTGGAAAAGATTGATAATATCAAATTAATAGAGAGAGTTTTATATTCAAAAGCACTTACCGTAGCAGGACAAGTTGATTGTGTTGCTGATTATGATGGTAAGTTGTCAGTTATAGATTTTAAATCATCAAATAGATGGAAAAAAGAAGAATATGTAGAGAACTATTTTTTACAAACAACTGCTTATGCTTCAATGTATGAGGAATTAGTTAAGAAAAAAGTAGAACAAATAGTTATCTTGATTGCTGGTGAGGATGGTTCTATGACTGAATGGATAAAAGACCCTGCTGATTATAAAGGTCCTTTAGTAAGAGCAATAAAAGAATTTTATGATTATTTCGAGAAAGTTCAAAAAAATAAAAATGCCTAATGGAGTACCAGTACCACCACCAGAACCACCATTACCACCACCAGTTTATGTTGATTTAAAAACAGATACGGTTTTTTGTGATGGAAATGTAGATTCAGATGTGGATGGACATCCGAAAGTTTATATGACTTTTACAAGTAAAAGGTCACACTCAATAGATAAAGATATTAATCAGGTTCAATGTAATTATTGTGGCAAAAAATTTATAAGAAAATAAATAATAATAGATTAAGAGAATTTATGTTGAAGGTAAATGAAATAAGACCAAGACCCGGCTGCGAAGCCGGCTGGTCCACCAATTCTTTCCCGGCATATGCTATGAAAGTCTATTCCGGGCCAGAAACAGGATTCGATTGGCTTAAAGAGTTTATTGGAGTAAATCCGAAGCACTCGGTTATCAGAGCAAAACATAAAACGGTGAAAGCAATTTTGCCTTGGCTGCTTAACAAGTAGTCGGAGTCCGAGGAGAACTTGGCAACAGAATCTCCTCATCTATTAGATAGATTATAGTAATTTAAAAAATTATTAATAATGACATAAAAATGACACATTATTATTATAAAATATAGCATAACTTTTTTATAAAAGGAGTTAAGATGACTTGGTACACACCAAAAATTGCAGAAGTTGCTGTTGGTTTAGAAATTAACAGTTACGCTTGTGCTGAAATCTAAAAATGAAGTGAAGAGAGGTTATGATTCACACCTCTCTTTTTTTAATATGATTAAAATGAAATTACATAATTTTACTTTTAAATTTATCCAGAAAAATAAATGGGTTGAAAAATCCACAGATGACTTATTTAAAAATAAGAAAATAATCATGTTTGGATTGCCAGGTGCATTTACACCTACTTGTTCAAGTAAACATTTACCTGGTTATGATAAATGGTATAAAACTTTTATTGATATGGGCATTAATGATGTATATTGTATATCAGTAAATGATGTTTTTGTTATGAATGCTTGGGCAGAATCTCTAAAGATTGAAAATGTTAAATTGATACCCGATGGAACAGGTGAGTTTACAAGAAGTTTAAATATGTTAGTAGATAAACCTGGACTGGGATTTGGTTTACGCTCTTGGAGATATTCTTGTTTAATAGATAACACAATAATTGAAAAGATGTTCGTAGAGGATGGATTAAATAATTTAAGTATTGATGCTGACCCTTATGAAGTATCGGATCCTGAAACTATGCTAAATTATATAAAAGATTAATGAATGGCTTTGAAGTATATAAAATATATCTTGCTCTTAAATTACATTTCACCAATGACACTTATGATTATTTTAAGTATGATGGTGCAGTTAATTGTAAGTTAGAAACATTTACAAAACGAAATGATAGATACTTTTTTCATAAACTCTCATCTAAATATAATAGAGATGCTATATTGGATTATTTTGTTAGCAATTTTCTATCTGATAGTAAAAGGTGGATAGGTGATATAACTAGAACTGAAGGCAAACAAGTATATGATGATTTTAGAAAGCGTAAAGAAAGTTTTACTTATTTTTTTAGAAGTGATTGTCAGTCTATATATAGTATTATTAGCGAGCATAATCTTTCTTTTGATGATATTTTCAAGGATGTTGATGGTCAACATCCCAGGATTTTTAAGTTATATTTGTCAAAGAAAATTTGTATCGAAACTTTTGTGGTGTTTGAGAAAATACTTGGATTTATGCGAAACTTGGATAAAAGTATCAAAGAACACATTATTTGGCCAGAACATTCCAAAAAAATAAGAAAGTATATGCCATTTGTTAGATTTAATGAAACACAATGTAAATTAACAATGAAGGAGGTATTTTTAAATGCCAATAAAAGCAACTAAAGAAGAAAAAGATGTCATTGAAGCTGAAAGAAAATCCAGCTTGAAAGATGTTTTTGGATTAACACCTGATGGAAAACCATCTGGTAAGACTTGGATTTGGGCTGGAATTTTAGCCGCTGTTGTTTGGTTCCTAGTATGGGGCTAAACTTTTTATTAATGGAGAGAGTATGAAATATATAACTTATAAAAATATATTATATGTCTTACTTGCTGTATTAGCGATTGGTTTATTACTTGTTATTACAAGTTGTTCTAATCAACAAAAAGAAGCACTAGTAAAAAAAGATATTGATTTAGTATCTTTTTCAATGCAAAATCAACTCGATAAAACTGATAATGCTACACTTTGGATTCAAGATTCAGGTGTAGTTCCTTATTATGTTCATTGGGGTTGGAAATGTAGTGCCGATGGAGACAAATCTTTTATTTGGCTTGAACAAAAAGATTTTACACCATCAGATACAACAACAGAAATTAATGTTTCATCAGCTTATTGCAAATGAAAAGAGTATTCGCACTTGGTAATGGCGAATCTAGATTACAACTTGATTTAGAAAAATTAAGAGGCAAGGGCATCATTTATGGGTGTTGCCGACTTTATCAGGATTTTACACCTGATGTCCTTGTCGCAGTAGACCACGGAATGATGCACGAAATATATCATAGTGGTTATTCTCAAAAAAATGAAGTATTTTTAAGAGATTGGACTAGATTGCCTTCTGATGTTTATGATATGACCGTAGAAGGTCTATCTCCACCTGATATGCAGGATAAAAAAAAGTTAGAAGATTATGATTTTGTTTCAGCAAATGATAGAGGCAATTCAACAGAATTTGTTATGCACGGTGTCAATCTACAAGGTGCTGTTCAAATAGTTAAACAATATGAAAAAGAACACCCACACGCCAATAAAGAAACAATCAAAAAGAAAATTAATAAAACAAAAATTAATGTTAGTTGGATTAAAGAACCTTGTAAAGCAAAAGATATTAGAATACATATGCCAGATAAGGCAGATAAAGGATGGTCATCAGGCACATCAGCAGCTTGGATTGCTTGTGAAAAAGAAAAACCTGATGAAGTCTTTATTATAGGCCACGATTTGTATAGCTCAGGTAATTTTATTAACAATGTTTACAAAGACACAAAACATTATCAAATTGCAAGGGCACAAGCAACACCTTGTATTAATTGGATAACACAATGGAGAAGTTTAATAAATGAACATCCTAAAATTAAGTTTTGGAAAGTAAATGAAAAAAGTGGAACGAATGTAGATAATGTTAATAGAGAAATACAAGAGTGGAAAGATTTTAAGAATTTGAAGTATTGTGATTTTAAATATTTCAAAAATTTATTGCATATTTAATTGCAATACTTGACTTTGTTATGAGAATATGTTATTATTAACAAGTAATATTATAGGAGTATTCATATGATTGAATATAAATTAGATGACGAAGCGACTGATGAAGCTGAAACAACTGATGATGCTGAAACAACTGATGAAGCCGAATCAACTGATGAAGCCGAATCTGCTTCTGATACTGATGAATCTGAAGGCGGAGACGCCGATTAAGTAAGTGTAGATTTATTATGGGGATTGCTTGACTTATCCCCCATTTACTATATAATGATACTATATTATTAATATTTACAAATATATACAAATATATACAACGGAGAAAATATGGCAACTGATTTTGAAAATCTAAAAACCTCTCGTTCTAATTTTGAAACATTAACAAAAGAATTAGAAAAGAGTATCAATGCTACCGAAAAATCCACATTTCAAGACGACAGATTCTGGAAACCTGAACTAGATAAATCAGGTAATGGATATGCTGTTTTGAGATTTCTACCTTCACCTAAAACTGAAGAAATGCCCTATGTTCGTGTTTGGTCTCACGCTTTTAAAGGCCAAGGCGGATGGTATATCGAAAATTCTTTAACTACTTTAAGTAAGAAGGATCCTGTTTCAGAAGAAAATACAAGACTTTGGAACACAGGAGTTGAAGCTGATAAAGAAACTGCTAGAAAAAGAAAAAGAAAATTATCTTACTTTTCTAATATCTATGTTGTTTCTGATTCACTACATCCTGAAAATGAAGGCAAAGTATTTCTTTTCAAATATGGTAAAAAGATATTTGATAAGATTACTGAAGCAATCAACCCGGCCTTTAAAGATGAAAAAGCAATAAATGTTTTTGACTTCTGGGAAGGTGCTAACTTTAAATTAAAAGTTAGAAAAGTTGATGGCTTTTGGAACTATGACAAGTCCGAATTTGAGGAAGCCAAACCGTTATCAGAAAATGATGACACATTACAAGAAGTTTGGGCAAAGCAACATCCTCTACAACCTTTCTTGCAACAAGGCAATTTCAAAACTTATGATGAACTCAAAGAGAAACTGAATAAGGTTATTGCTGGTGCTGGAAACTCTGGAACAATTGAGGATATCAACCTTCCACCCAAGGCATCTGAAATTGATTCAGCGACATCCCAAGTAGATAAAGCAGTCCAGTCCGACACATCAAATGAATCTGACGAATCATTATCTTACTTTAGCAAACTTGCTAATGAAGATTAAGGACTGATTCTCCCTTTGCTTTACTACAAGTAGCCGGTTATACATCATAGCCGGCTGCTCTATTGAAACTTTCTTCAGCATTACGAATGACTTGTGGTATGCTTACAGTTGAGGAACCAACCGTTTGATTATTTACCGTTGAATTGTTGATAATAGGCATATTTGAACCTATATTTGGTGGGGTTATTACTCCAGTTTTAATATCTGCTATTTGTTTTTCTTTTTCTACTTTTTCTTCTCCTCTAATTTGTTCGTTAATTTTTGCTGTATATTCTTCAGCTTCAATTTGTTCATCTACTTTTTTTTTATCTTTTTTATCTTCTTCTTCTTTTATTTTATCTTTTTTTCTTTTATCTGATTGATAGCGATTTTCTTCTTTTTGTAATTTCATTAAATTTTTTTCAGCTGCTTCTTTGTTGCCCATTATACCCCAACCGCCTTTTTTTAATTTTCGGTCCTCTTCTAATTTACTAATTTTCTCTGCTCTTTTTGTTGCTTTTCTATCTTCTTTTTCTTCTTTTGTTTTATCCCATCCTAATAATTTACCAAGTTTTGAATTTTTTAACCATTCCCAAATGCCATCAAAGAAAGCAAATATATCATCTTTAAATATAACTAAAGCAGCTATTAACCCAATTATTGCAGCTCCTAATAGAATCATTGGTAGATTTGCCATTATGAATCCAATTGTTGTCGTTATTAATCCAGCAATAAAACCAACAAAACTTACTACTATTGTTTTTAATTGTTTAGCCATTAATTTAAAACTTTTTATAGGATGAAGCAAAACTTTACCTAGTGCCATAAATTGTTTTCCCATAAATTTACCAACTAAAACTATTTGTTTACCAAAATTAAATAAAAATTTACCGACTTCAAATAATTTTGTTCCTAAATCTTCTAAAAGTCTTACAGGAAGTAATAAAGCTTCAAAAAATGGGCCTAGTGGACCAGATGTTAAATCAGGTGCTTGTAAGCCTCCGCCTCCACTTTCTTCTCCTGTTATTGTTAGTTGTTGTTGTCTATTTGTTAATCTTTCTCTTTCATCTGTTAGTTTTTGCTCTTCTTCAAGTAGTTTTTTATTTTCTTTTTCTGAAATTTCACCTCTCCTTGCTAACTCTAAATCTTTTTTAAATTGTTTTTCTAATTTTTCTAGTATTTTAAATTCATCTTTCACTTTAGATTTTTCTTCTTTTACTTGTTCATTAGATAAAATTCTTGCTTCAATTACTTGTTGACCATCTTTTTCAATTGCTTTCATTGTTGCTATTATATTTCTTTTCTTTAATTGTTCTATTTTTGCTTCAGCTGCAGTTTTTTCATCTTGATATTTTTCAAAAACTTCTCCTAATTCAGCATTGTATGATTTTAAGTTAATGTTTAGTCTATCAACTATTTTTTCAGTTTTTGAGATAGCAGATAATATATCTTGAATATTTTGACTTTCAAATGATTTTTCTATTGAATCTAATGTTGATTTGACATCAGCAGGTATAGTAACTGAAAATGAACCTGCTTCTAGTGTATCCTCCATAGAACTAGCGATTTGCCCACCTAATTCTTCTATACTTTCTCTACTTACCGTTGCTTCTTGTGCCATTTATTTTTTTCTTTAACTCTTTTATTTCTTTACTATTTGAGTCTATTTTTAACATATTTTTAGATATTTTTAAGTCAGGATTAACTATTTTTTCTAGTTTTATCCAAGAGATTCTTTCATTAGGAACATATCTCCAAGTATAACCTGATGGACTATAAACTCCAAAGACCGTTTGGGTAATACCTATTTTGACTATGATTGCTTTTTTACCATCAATTAATACTTCATCACCTTCATTAAATGCTTTATTCATTTTAAATGAAAGACCTTTTGCTATTTTAACTGCTAAGTCTTTTACCCAAAATGTAACCACTAATGAAAATAATATTACAACCCAAGGCCATAATAGATTGGCTACTTTTAGTGTTTCTGTATTTAAACTAATTGTTTCCATTTATTTCATCTTTGCTGCTTCTTGTTTTCTTCTTTCATTTTCTTCTTTTATCCAAGTTGAAAGAAGATTTACATATATATCTCGTTCCCAGGGTATCATTCCTTCTACATCACCTAACGAATATTTATGATGTTGCATTAAAGCAAAATTAGTTTCAAAGTAGGCCTCTAGGTTGATGTGGGCGAGGCCGATACGAAAAAATCCTTTAATCCTTGTAATACAATTTTACTCTTTACTTTTGTTTTAGGATTTTCAACTTCAATTTCGTGTTTTAATTTAGGCATAGTATCAAAGAAAACTTTAATTTTTTCAAAAGATTTTTGTGTTAAATCTTCTAAAAAAGATGTTAATTCCTTTTCAGTTGAATCTTTGGCAGGATATATTTTTTCTCCTTCAAAGATATGGTCAATACAACTAACAACTAATTTAAATGCTTCTTCAGGATTTTCAGAAATACTTGATGGATTTCTGAATAGAGAAAGTGAAGGATATTTTAATACTAGTCCTAATTTTTTCGTATCATCTATTATTATTTTATTTGTATGCTTATCATCAACTTGAACATCTATTTTTGTTAAATCGACTTCAATATGAGCATAAGTTTTTTTATCATCAGGGCAAAGAACTCTAAATTTACTAATTTCACCTACTGATTTTGCTCTAATATGTAAAAATATATATTCCAAATCAAAGATTGGTAATGTTTCAACATCTATGGAATCAAAAAGACAATTTTTTATAATCTGTTTAATTGCAGAAAATATTTCTTCCTCTTTGTTATTTTCCATAGCGATAAGAAGTATTTTTTCTTCCTTAACTAAAAAGGGACGAAACTTTAATTTCTTATCTGTTGAAGGTAACAACAACTCATATGTTGGTGTCGTGATTTTTGGTAAAGCCATTATTATAACTCCATTTCATTAATATTAACTAAAAACTGGTGGGAATATAATCCCCTTAAATATTTTACCATAAGGTATTCTATTTTTAACTGCTCCTAGGAAATCTCTACCAGTTCTTCTTAATTCTTTTGGTAGTTTATTTAACCAAGGAAATCTTGAATATTTTTCTTTAACTATTGGTTGATTAGGTGTTGAAGCTGCGAAACTAATATTTCCTGCTTTGTCTATAAAGGAATTTAACCAATAACGATAAGACATAGTAACTTCAAATTCAACTATACCACCATCTGGGTCCGCTGCCATTTCAACATTACCTATATTTGTTGGAAAACAATCTATTAGACTAATCATATAAGTAATATCATCTCTATCTTGATAATTAGGATTTGAACCTAAACCAAATATATTGATTTGTGATACATAATCATCATAAAAAGCAACATTATGTGTTTCATTACTAACTCCACATTTTTGCCAAGTTTCAAAATACATTCTTTCTCTCAAAAATTTATCAGCATAAAATTTAAGAGCTATAGGTTCATAACTATGACCTGTAACAAATTTTCTTGAAGGTCCGTGATGTCTTACTTCGTGTGTATCTATTATTCTATCAGGTATTTGTAAACTATTACAGAATACTCCAACACTTCATTGTAATTGTGTTTGGACGGTATTTCTATCTCCTGCAGTTGGAAATCCTTTTTCTTCTTCTGCAGCTCCTCCTACATAAGCATCT